CAATCCTGATTTTGATAATTTAAAATTTTGTAATTCTAATTTTGGAGATTTTATTTTACTTATTTCAGGATTTATTGATAATTCTTTATTTTCTTCTATTGCTTTTTTCCACTCAAATTCTTTCTTTTTTAGTTTTAAATTTTGTTCTTCAGTTTTTAATAATTCAGTTTGTTTTTTTAATGTTTGTTTATCTATATCTTTTAATGTTTTTATTGCTTTTTCAACTGTTGATAAGATTTTCTCTTGTTTCTTTAAAGGTTTAGTTATTATTTCTTGAAAATCTTTTTTAGATAAGTTTTTGATTTTTTCTTTTAATTCTGGTTGTTTTATTTCTATTTTCATATTTTTGGGATTTTCTATTTTTGTTAATTCTTGTTCAACAGTTGTTCCTTTGCGTTCACTTTCTCTTATTGCTAATAAATGTTTATTTATTTCTTCAATTTCTGAATTTATTTTTAAAATTTCTTTTTCTTTTTCAAGTAATTCTTCTTTGCTTAAATTTCCAGATTCTAACTCTACTATATGAATTAATTTTTCACTTTCTAATTCTTTTTTCTTTTCTTCTAAATGTGTTCTTAAAATATTTTCAGTTATATCAGTTATTTGTTTAGCACCTTTCTCAATGTCAATTTCACCTTTTTTAGATTGTTTTAAAAGGTTATTTATTTGGTGCATTTGTTTTATAGTTTCTTCTCGCATTAATTGAGATAGTTGTTTTAATTTTTCAATTTTTTCTTTTTCAATTTCATCTAATTCTTTATCTAATTTTTTTTCAAAGGCATTTTCTAATTTTTTTCTTAACTCTTCAAATAATTCTTCACTTCGTTTTTTAACAAATGCGTTGTATTCTTTTTGATTTTTAAACTCTCTATTTTGTGCTTCTTTTTTTGCTTTTTCTAAAGCAATATTTTTTAATTTTACTTCACCCTTTTTCTCTTTTTCTTTATATTCATCTTTCTTTTCAGATTTTATTTCTTCATATTTCTTTATTAAAGAACTTGCTAATTCTTCATATCGTTGTTTATTCTCATTAATTAATTTTTCAAATTCTTCTTTAGTTTTTTGATATTTTTCTTGTATAATTTTATTTGAAAAATCATTTATCTTATTTGCAGCAATGTTTAATAATGGAGTTCCAATTCCAAGAATTCCAGCACTATGTAATAATCCTGAAGTTATTTTTAATCCAACAAGTTTAGCAATATCACCTTTTTGTATTTTATAAAGGTGAGAAATTCCTAATTTCTTTTCTTTATATGTTGCTATTAAACTTTTAAAGAATGCTTTAGATTTTGTATCACCTTGTTTTTGATATTCATTAAAAAATTTTCTTAAATTTTTTATTACTTTATCATTATTTTCAACAAATAATTTTCCTAAATTATCAAATTGTTGTTTTGTTGTTGTGAGTATTTTTTGTTCAGTTGAAATTTGTTGCTTTAACACATCAGTAAACTTTTCAATATTTGTTGTTATTTTTTCTTGTTTTAATAAAATATTCTTTATTTCAATTTTGAAAGCATTTAAAGTTTTAATTTCGTGATTGGTTAAAGTTCTATTATATTCTTGAAAGATTGGATTTATTAAATTTATAATTTTATTTTCTTCAAGAATTTTTCTTTTATCTTGGTCTAACATCACACTTTTTTTCCTTTGATTTAAAAATTATTTGATAAGAACCATACTGTTTTATTTTTTCACAAACAAGCACTTCTGGTTTATCAAAAGTGATACATTTTGTATAATAAGGGTAATCGATACAAATTTTTTTAGTGCAAATGTAATGTGAGTTTATTTTCTTTATATATTTATTTGAATTCATAGAGAAGTATAAAATTACTAAAAACAATGATATAAAAATAAAAACAACTTCATTCTTGCTAAATTTTATTCCAAATATTTCCATAAATCCTCTGGAATAATATAATTTTTTTCAGATAAATCATCATAATTTGGAATAATTTTTAAATCAACCATATCATTAAAATCACACAAAATTACAAAACTTGAATAATTAAAATCCCATTTGAAAAAATTAACAATAAAATTTTTATGATTTATATTTGTATAAAGATATTTAGCAATTTGTTTGTTGTCTAAATTTCCAACAATATCATCATTAATATAAATTAAAGAATTAATAATTATGTTTATTGTGTGTTCTTTATTAATTTTATTTCTAAAATCTTTTAAATCTTTTACATTTTTTATAAAAATTGAATTAATTTTTATACCATATTGTTTTAATGATTTTAATTGTCGATTTATTCCATCTGAAAATAAAGTGTTATTATATAATAGATATATTTTAAAATCTAACTTTTGAAAAAAATTTATAATTTTTTCAATGTTTAAATTACAAAAATATAAAATGTGATTGTTGTCAATATATTTTTGATTAAAAAAATCAATTACAATGATTGGTTTTTTAATCTTTGATAATCCAGTGAACAAATGTTGAATTCCTACAAAATAATTAGATTCATCACCCACCAAGATGATTAAATCAAAATTCTCTTTTTTTAAATCAGTTAGAATTAATTCAGAAGCAAATCGTTTATTAAAGTAAAAATCTTTTTGAATATCACTTTTCAAATAATATTCAAGCAATAAATATTTTTTTAATTTTAATTTCTTTTGAATAAATGAGTTTAAAAAGAGTTCAGATTGGTTATTAATTGAATAAGAATAAATCACTACTATTTTTTTAATAATGTTTGCTTGAGATTGAATAGTGGATATAAAAAGAAACAAAATTATAAATAAAACTTTTTTCAATTTTTTTATATTCTTACCCAATAATCATATTTAAATGTTATTTCAAATTCTTCAACAGTTGATTCACTATCCATTGATAATTCGATTGTTGCAACATTAGTTGGAAAAGCACCAATTATTTTATATTGTGCAAGTGTTTCTCCTTTTCTTCCCAATTGTGCAACAAGTAAGTCTTGTCTATAATCTGCAGGTGCGCCTCTTGTGTTATCAGGAACTTTTATAATTTTATCATACCATTTTTCAACAAGTTGTCTTGCTAATCCATCATAATCATTGTAAACAGTTACACTCCATTCTTCATAAGTTGGGTCACCTGCAAAATAAGTTTTTAGTCCTTGCCATTTCATTTCAATTTCGGCAGTTGTTACTCCAGGAAGTTTACTTGCTTTAACAAAAAATGATAATTGTTCAGGTGAAATCCCAACAGGATTGTTTAATGTAACAATAAATCTATTTGGACGAGCAACATCCTTTAGTCTTGATTTAAAAGTTTCAAGTGTTAAATCTGCCATTTTTTCCTCCATATAATTTAAATAAACTTGAATAAACTAATCAATTTTATTTAAAGAATTTGTTTAAGATTATTTATTAAAATTTAGGATTGGTGAAATATAAAATGGATTTTTTTAATGTTATTCAAGAATTTTTTAGCATAAATTCATTTCCATTATTAATTTTACTCGTTCTTTTTTTATTAGGTTATTACAAAAAAGAAATATACCCTTTAATTGAAAGAAATTATAAAGAAACAAAACAATTAAATGAATTTTTAGAAAATATGAATGCTTCTTGTTCTAACACTTTTAATGATTTGGTTGATAAAAAAATGAAAGAATTGAGTGATAGTGTAATAGAAATTATCAAATCACAAGAAAATCTATTAAATGATGTTGCCAAAAATAATGAAGAAATAAAAGAAATTAATAATCAAATGCTAATTTTTATTGAAAAAATGAATGTGGTATTAGAACTTTTAAGAATGCTAACAGTTGATAAACAAATGGAAGAGATGTTTGAAAAGAAACAAAATATGTATCTTTCAAGATTAAATGATAAGGAGAATATAAATGAAGATAGAAGGAAATTTAATAGATAGTATTTATTTTAATGTAAAGAAAAATAAATTATTTGATAACAGACTTTGTTATTGTAAAGAATTAATTTTAAAAGAATATTTGCATAAAAACAAATTCTTTTTAATTGAATTAATACAAGAATTTGAAAAAATAATTCACGGATACTCTCAACACATTGATGAAAAAATCTTTTATAGAAACAATGAATTATGTAATTTTCCTTATATTAGCAAAAAAGTTTTAACAATTTTTTATGAAATTGAAGAAGAAAAAATGAAACTATTTAAAGAAAAAATGAAATTTTTTGAAGAAAAGATAAAAGAAATTTCAAATAAAGAAAAGCAAATAGATTTTCTTTATAATAAAATTTTAGGTGATGTGATTAAATATTTTGAAATATCAGTTTTAAATTTAGTTGCTTTTAATATTAATTGTAAAAATTACAAAGATTTAATAGAAACTAAAAATAACTGTAAAAACATTGATTTTTGTTATAATGATTATTTTTCAACTGAAAAGTGTTATTTTCATCAACTATTAGAAAAACATGGAGAATTTTTACAAATTTTTGTAACAAAAGAAATTGTCCCAATTTTAGATAAATACATTGAAATTTTAGAAAAATATTACAATGGAAATTTAAAAAATGTAGATATTTTAATTGATTATTATTTAATTGATAATTATAAATTCAATGAAAGTTCATTAAAACGATATGAAAAATTATCAAATCTATGTAAAAAAGTTTATGTAATAAATTATAAGCATTTGTTAAAAAATCCTGATAATTTAGAAATATTTGAAAAAATAAAACAATTTCCAAATGTTGATATTAGTGAAAACCACCCATACAAAATTTTCTTTTAAAGGAGGATAGTTTGGCAAATTTTGATTGGATTAAGTCAAGTAATTTTACATTTGATTTTGCTGTTTCAAAAAAATTTACATTTTTTGTTCAAGAAGGTGGAATTCCAGGTTTTAGTTTAAGTCAAATTGACATTCCGCATGTTTCTCAACGATTTCCAAGACCAGGTGATGCTATTACATTCAACCCACTTTCGCTAACTTTATTAGTTGATGAAGATTTAAAAACTTATATTGAATTATATAATGAATTAATAGAAATGAAAAATCCTGAAACAGGAGAAATTAAAGAATGGAAAGATTCAACTTTTACAGGAATTTTAGCAATAACAACAAATAAAAATAATTATAATTTTATAATATCTTTTTATGATTGTTGGGTAACAAGCATTACAGATTTAATATTTTCAACAACAAGTGAAGACCAACCAATTACTTTTAATATAGAAATATATTATTCTTATTTCAAATTAGAGAAAGTTTAAATAAAAATGGGTAAAATCTTCTTAAATAATTTAGTAAAAATTTTTATTTGGAGGGAAAAAACTTATGAGAGTATATGGAAATTTAGACCTTTTACTTAATCAAATCAAAAATCAAGTAATTGATAGTTTATCAAGTGACCCAACATCTCCTGCCACAGGACAATTTTGGTATAATACAACTGAAAAAGTATTGAAATATTTTGATGGAACAAATGTAAAAGTTCTTGCAACTGCAGATGAATTAGAACAATTAAAAACAGATTTAGCAAGCACTGAAAGTGGCAAGGGTGCTTCTCTTATAGGAATAAGTGATACAACACATTTTACAAGCACAACAGTTGAAGGAGCACTTGAAGAATTAGCATCAAAAGTTGGTTCAAATGATACTGACTTATCAAATCTTGAAAGTGCTGTTGGAAGTGCAGGTCCTGCAAGTGCAATAACTTATAGTTCAACAAATTATGTTGCTAATGGCGACTCTCTTGTAACCGCAATTGGAAAACTTGACACACAAGTTAAAACAAACGCAGACAATATCGCCCAAAATGCAAGTGATATAACTGATTTACAAAACAACAAAGTAAGCAAAGCAGGTGATACTCTAACAGGTAATCTTGACTTTCAAGGTGTTGCAACTGTAACAGGATTAAAAGCACCAACAGATGCAAGTGATGCTGCAACAAAAGCGTATGTTGATGCTAAAGTTTCTGGTATCACTTGGAAACAACCTGTAAGAGTTCTTGCAAGTGAGAATATAAGTGATTTAAGTGCTGCACCTATTTCAATCGATGGTATAACACTTGCTGAAGGAGATAGAGTTCTTGTTGTTGGACAAAGTGATAAAACACAAAACGGTGTTTATGTTGTTCAATCAGTTGACACAACAAACAACACAGCATCTCTTGTAAGAGCAGATGACGAATTAGCAAGTGGAGATGCTTGGTTTGTTCAAGAAGGTTCAAATTATCACGACACTGGGTGGACTTTAACAACAGATGGAACAATAACTGTTGGCACAACAGAACTTGATTTTGTTCAATTCACTGGATTAGGTGAAGTAATAGCAGGAACAGGATTGAAAAAAGATGGAAATACCATCTATGTTCAATTAGGTGCTGGTATTGTTGAACTTCCAACTGACGAAGTGGGTCTTGATTTATATGCTGGTGGTGGTTTACATCTTGTTGACCCAACAACAGGTGAAGAATCCACTGGTAGCGACTCTCAATTAGCAATTAAACTTGATGGAAATGATTTAGTTCTTTCTTCAAACGGTTTAAAAATTTCTGATGAATTTAAAAACTCTATTTCAACAACAACAGGAAATCTTCAAGCAGAAGTTGACAACATAGAAAATGCAGTTGGACTAAATGAAGATGGCACATTTGCTTCTTTCTCTGGAACAAATTATGTTGATAGTGCAACTTCAATCAAAAATGCTATTGAATTACTTGACACACAAGTAAAAACAAATGCAGATAATTTAAGTGCTTTTGAAAGTGATTTAGCAAGCACAGAAGCAAATAAAGGTGCTTCCCTTGTTGGTGTTTCTGGTTCATTTACAAATGCACCAGGTGCGACACAAGTTCAAGCAGTATTAGAATCTTTTGACACTGCTATAACAAATGCTGGAAAAAGATATTTATACACTGCAAGTGCTGCAGGAACATCTTTTACAATAACACACAATCTTGGACATCAATTTGTTGTTGTAACTGTTTATGATAGTGCTGACAATAATGTAATTATTCCTGAAAGCATTGTTGCAACAGATGAGAATACACTAACAGTTACATTTGCTAATAGTGTAAAACCAATAATTAAAATAGTTGCTTAAAAAATAAAACAAAATTTGAATTTAAAAAGGGTTTTGTGGGTTTATCCTGCAAAACCCTTTTTTTGTTTAAATAAAAAAGAAAAAAAGAAAGAAAGGAGAACTAAATGTTTTTAAAATGGTATTTTTTCTTTACAATTTATCCACATTTACATTTTCTTTATTTTTTATTTTTCTTAATTTTTACAATTTTCTTTATTGTAAAAAATGTAAATCTCATAAGTGAGTATTATGAAATAGATTCTTTTATGAAATATGATATTGTTCCTGAAGAAAAACAAAAAAAGGAAGAAATAAAAAAACAAGTTTTAAAAGAAATTAAAAATTTTAATAAAAAAATTGTTCCAATTTACATTTTATTAGCAACAGGATTAGTTTTTTTACCTTCTCAAAAAGAATTAACAAAAATTCTAATTGCTTCTCATTTAAATAAACAAATTTCAATTTCTCAAGTGGATAACATAACAAATAAATCACTTGTTGTTTTTGAAAAAATTTTAGATAAGGAAATTTCAAAATTAAAAAATGAAAAACACTAATACATTAATTGATTTTGAATATGATATAACTGGTAGAAAAATTCAATTTGATGGAAATGAAAATGTAAAACCTGCAGGTTGCAAATTACCTTTAACAAAAGAACATATTAAAGAATATATTAAATGTTCTCAAGATATAATTTATTTTGCTGAAAATTATTTTTACATTCGCCATTTGGATAAAGGAAGAATAAAAATTCAATTAAGAGATTATCAAAAAGATTTGTTAAAAAAATTTATTAATCACCGATTTAATATTGTTCTTGCTTCAAGACAAATTGGTAAAACAACTGTTTATACTATTTTTGCTCTTTGGTATGCACTTTTTAATCAAGACAAAACTGTTGCTATTCTTGGAAATAAATTAGAAACTGCTATTGAAATTTTAGGAAGAATACGATTAGCATATGAAGAGTTACCAAATTGGTTAAAACAAGGAGTTACAAGTTATAATCAAAAATCAATTACTTTTGAAAATGGTTCAAAAATTTTAGCAAGTTCAACATCTTCAAGTGCTTTAAGAGGTATGTCTATAAATGTATTAATTCTCGATGAGTTTGCTTTTGTAATGCCAAATATTTATAATGAGTTTGTTTCATCAACATTTCCTGTTATTTCATCTTCTAAACAATCAAAAATAATTATTGTTTCAACATTAAAAGGAAAAAACCACTTTTGGAAAATGTATAGAGATGCTGAAAAAGGTAAAAATGCTTTTGTTCCAACTAAAGTAATGTGGTATCAAGTTCCTGAAAGAGATGAGAAGTGGAAACAAGACACAATTGGAACAATTGGACTTGAACGGTTTATGGAAGAATATGAATGTATCCCGAATGCTTCTTCAACTGATGCACTAATCCCTGTAAATGTTATGAATGAACTTGAATACGAAGACCCAAAAATTGAATATATTGAAGAAATAAAATCAAAATTTGAGAATCCTGATTTTGCAAAATATTTATCAATCTATGAAAAACCAAAACCACATCATATTTACTCAATTGGAGTTGACACATCAAGAATGCAAAAATCAAAAGATAATCCTTCTGATGCTATTTCAATTCAAGTTTTAGATATTACACAATATCCTTTAAAACAAGTTGCACATTTTTTTGTTGTAAATGAATTTGATTATTTTAACTCTCCAGAAGTTTTATACATTTTAGGAAAATATTATAACACTGCTTTAGTTTTTATAGAAAACAATGATATTGGAATAGAAATTGCAAGAAGTCTTTGGCAGGATTTTGAATATGAAAATATTTATTTTGAAAAACCTGGTGTTCCTGGTTTTAGAACAACAAAAAGAACAAAAATCATTGGTGTAAATAAATTAAAATCATTAATTGTAAATAAACAATTAATTTTAGTTGATTATGAAACTATTTTTGAATTATCAACATTTGTAAAAAAAGGAAATGGACGATATGCTGCAAAAGAAGGACATTATGATGATGCTGTTATGAGTTTATTAGCAAGTATTTTCTTTTTGCAAGTGAAAGAATATAAAGATATTCCTGAAAATAAAAATTTTCAATTACAAACAACAAATATAAATAAAAAAAGAAACATAGAAATTCCAACTGCTTTTATAGATGATGGAGAAATTGTTGAAGAGATAAATAATATTTTAAATGCAAGTTGGTTGTTGTGATGAGTTTTATTGATTTAGAAAATTTTAAATCTGTTATAAAAGATATAGCAAGACCTAATCGATTTCGTGTTGATTTTTTTGGACTTGAGTATTTAGGTTTATATATTCCTGAACATATATCTTATTACATTAAAAGTGTAACTTTACCTGCTTTGAGTTATCCTGCAATTGAAGTTCATAAATATGGGAACACAATTCCCGTTTCTTCTGACCATGTTTTCAATGAAGTTGTGATGACTTTTGTAAATGATTATGAATTAAAAATAAGGAAATTTATGGAAAAGTGGTTTAAAAAAATTCAAACTTATCCAGACACTCATAAAACAGATTTTATAACATATTCTAAAGCAGGAATGTATATTTACCATTTAGGAAGACAAGGAGAAATAACTGCTGGTTGGAAATTTCACAATGTAATTCCAATTTCATTATCAGAAGTTGATTTGAATATGGATAATGAGAGTTCACAAGAAACTTTCACTGTAAACTTTAAATATTCTTTTTTTGAGGATGTAATTTAAATGATTGATGAGATAACAAAATTTACTAATACATTTAAAGATTTTGTAAGACCTAATAGATTTAAAGTTATTTTTATATTTCCTGGCATTCCACACAAATGGTTAGATAAGTTGTCTTTATTGGTTGACACAACAAGTTTTCCTGCAAATCCTATTAATAATATTCAAATCAATCGTGTTGGTAAAAAAATAACAATTCCATTTGAAGAAACTTCTCCACAATTAAATATCACTTTTCTTATGGACGATGAATATACTCCACTAAAAACTTTTGAAAGAATTTATCATTTTGCAACAAAAGAGGATAATACTTACATTTCATTTGATTATTTCACTGAAACAAAAATTGAAATTATACAATATAATATAGATTTGTCAATCCCTTTGTTTAAATATGAATTTTTTAGAGTAATTCCAATGAATTTAAGTGATATTGCTTTAAGTCATACTTCAAAACAAGAAATTGAAAAATTAACTGTAACTTTTAATGCTGATACATTCAATTTTATTGAGTTAGGATAAGAAAATGAAAATTTTAAATCCAGTAGATTTTGTTAACAATTTCATAGGTAAAGATGAATATAATGGTGTTTTAAGACCTGAACGATTTGTTGTTCATATTCAATTGCCAGGATTAATGAAAGGAAAAATAAATGAAGATGTTTTAATTTTTAATATAGAAAGTTTCCAATGTCCAAATTTGCAAATGGAACTTGCTGAAATTGAAATTAATTCAATCAAGCACGCATATTATAAAAAGAGAAATGACTCTAATTTTTCTATTACTTTTTATGAATCGAGTGAGTATTACTTTAGAAAATTCTTTTATGAGTGGATAAATTTGGGTTTTGATATGAAAAAAGGAATAAGAAAATATATTGATGATATTATTTCACCACGAGTAGAAATTGCACCAATCGGAATGAATGATAGCATAAATAATGCTGATGTTTTTGAAAAAGTGTATCCAATAAGTATAAATGATTTGGATTATGATTATTCAAAAACAGGAGAGATTTTAAAAACAAAAGTAGAATTTACTTATGTATATCATACAATAGAACCATCACAATTAAAATAAAGGAGGAATGAAGAAATGAGTTTAAAAGATTTAATTAATTCAAAATTAGATTATTTTCCTGTAAAAATTAATAATAGAGAATATTTCTTTAGACGATGGAGAGTTGGAGATAAAAAAGAATTTCTTTTACAACAAGATACTGAAGATACAATTGAAAGTGCTAAATTAACATTAAAATTAATAAAAAATCTTTTAAAACCTGAATCAAAATTACAAGTTGACAAACTGCCTAAAAATGAGATTTTTAAAATTTTAATTGAAATAAAGAAACAATCTGATGGATTAACAAATGAATTATATGCTAAATGTCCACATTGCCAACAATATACAATGGTTGAAATAAATTTAAATGATGATGTAAAATATAAAGATTTTAATAAAAAACCAATTGAAATAGATGATATTCAATTTAATATTAAACCTGTTCCATTCTTAAAGGAAGTTGAATTAGACCAAAAATATAAAACAGCAGTTGATTTTAATTTTTATTTTCTTTTAGAAAGTATAGATTCTATTATTGCAAATGACCAATTATATAAAGATTTTTCAAAAAAGGAATTAGAAGAATTCCTTAATGAACTTCCACCAAAAACTTTTGAAACTTTGTTTAACACTTTAAAAGAACGACTTGGGTATTGTATGATTTTCAAAGAAGATTGTGTTTGTGAGAATTGTGGAAAAACATTCCCATTTGGCATTGATTCAATTAAAACTTTTTTAACTTTATAACCAATAATAATTTAGCAAATTTATATGAAACTATACGATTTATGAAAAAATATGGTAATTATTCAACTTCTGAAATAGAAAATATGTATCCTTTTGAATTAGAATTATATTTCTATATGTTGATTAAAGAAATTAAAGAAGAGAATGAAAAAAATAAACAGGGTAATTCTTTAAATCAAATTACTTTGTAGAATTATCCTTTGAACAACTTTTTGCTTTTTCTTTTAGTTTTTCAAAAGTATATTTGTTTAGTAATATTCCATCAAACGGTGCTTTTTCTCCTTGAGAAATCCAATGTGCTCGTATTCTTCTATCTTGTATAACAACTCGTTTAGTTGAACAAGATGATAAAAATATTCCATTAAGACTTATTATTGTTATTATTAAGAATGTTGTCAAGTTCTGCTTCAGTCTTTTCATCTTCAATTTTCCTTTTTGTTTTTTTAGCAAAATTAAAAACATCTATAATTGCACTTAAAATTTTAAGAATGCTTTTTATCATTTTTTGTTCCCTTTATGCTTATTTTTTCTTTTGCAACAAATCGTCCATAAATCGAATACCCTGTTCCAATCAAACCACTTATTAAAGCAGACATCAACATGGTTTTATCCTGTGGGTTATGCACAGTAAAAAATACAATTAATAAAGAAATTAGATTTATAATATTTCCTTGTATTGTTTTAGATTTTAGAAAATGTTTACTTTCCAAGAATTGCTTCTCCATCTTCTGAATTGAGAAAGGTAAGAATTTCTTTAATCCCACCCCTTACAAATTTTAGTGCCAAGTCATCATAAGGATTTTTTGATTGTTCAACATATTTCTCTGCCATTGGAATTATGAATTGGTCAACCATGCTTAAAATCATTTGCAATGTTTTTTCATCCATTTTAAACCCCCTTAAATTTTTTATTTTTTGTAAATTGTTGCAAGTCCTTTTTCCAATTCAATCTTATTTAAAGACTTATCAAACATCGGATTTATTAATTGGCAAGGTTTATCGTAAACGATACCTAAATATCGTCCATAAGCACCTTGTAAATTTTTAGAACTTAAAATAACACAAATAAATTTATTATTAATCTTATTTTCAACAAACTCTTTTGCTTTTAAACCTAATTCTAAAATTTCTTTATCAGATTTTTTTACTTGTTCTTTTTGTTTTTCAAAATGTTTATTTTTATCTATTTCAAAAGCATCAATGTAAGCAAATCTAACTCGTAACGGTAATTGATTATACTCACAAACAATGGTATCTCCATCAATTACTTTAGAAACAAAACAATTTATTTTTATTATTTTTGCAAAAGAAATTTGAGAAATTAAAATAAAGAATAAAACAAATAACAATTTTTTCATTATTTCCTCCATTAAAAATTATTTTGAAACATTAAAAAATTCTTTTATATTAAAGAAATTCATTAAAAACTTCAAGTCATTGTAATCATTCATTTTAAACACTTTTAAATTATTCAAAATTTCATTTATTTTTGGTAAGTTCCCAAAATCTTCATATTCAAACCCATCTTCAAAAATATTCAATTTAAACAAAGATAATTGTTTTAAATTCACTATTTTTGATATTTTTTTGAAAATATTTATAATAAATAATTCACTATTAGAATTAAAAAACACTTTAGATAAATCTTCTTGTTCAATTCCAAATTTTTCTGAATCTATTAGTAAAAACATTTTTTCAATATTTATTGAAGATGTTTTTAAGTTTATCTTATCAAAAAATGAAAAATATCTATAATCAATAAAAAGTTCTTCTATTTTAAGATTAGAAAGATTAAAATAAGATAAATTTATTTTCATTGGTATTTTATCATTTAAATAAAACCTTAAATCTCCAATATTTGTATTTTGAAAATTGAGTTTTTCAAAATTCTGTGCATTGTAAATTTTTAAATAATCAACACTTAAATCAATAAATGAATATGCATTTTTTATATTTTGTTTTTCTAATGGTTCTAAATCAATTTTATAAAAATTGGTTGATTTAAAAATAATCTCATTTATTGAAATATTTTTGATTGCTTCTAATCCAACAACATCAAATTCTGCTTTTTTGATATTTTTATTTTTTCCTGAAATAATAAGTTTATCACAATTTTCTTTTTTATTTCCATAAATATCAATTCTTTGGTGCTTCTTAAAAAGTTCTCCTACTTGTTCACAATTTTCAACATAAATATTTGCTTCTCCACTTTCATTTGAAAAATAAATTTCATTAGCATTTTCTAAAAAGAAGTTTTTAAAATTTTCAAATGAATATTTAGGATTATAAAAAACAGGTTTTTCAAATTTCCAAGAAATTCTTGATGATTTATAAGAATATTCTTTTTTTGTAAATCCTAAAAATACCTTAACAAAAACATTTATATTTAAATTCCATCTAAAAATTTCAGAAAATGAGTTTAAATCCATATCAATAACAAAGTTGTAAGTATCATCAGTTGATTTTTTAAAAATATCTAAACTTGACATTTGTTCTATTTTGGTTGCTGTTTGTTTTGATAATTCTAAAAATAAAGTGGCATCTTTTTTAAATTTTTGTAATGAGATTGAAAAATATTCTTTACTTTCTAAAAATTCTTTTTCTTTTAAAAACAAATAAAGGTTATAAAAATCAAAATGAATTTCTTTTTGTTTACATTGATTGAAATTTAATTCTATTTCAAAATATCCATCACCTGTTTTAAATTTTTTTTGTCTTAACTCTTCATAATATTGTGGAGATAAAGGTTTCCAAGTATCTATATTTTCAACATCTTCAATAATAAAAATCATTTTTTATCCCTCTCTCCATCTTACCCATCCTAACCAGAGACAACGCATTGGGTCATTTGGATTAGGAAAAATTACATATAAATAATCTCCAATATCAGGAATATCACCAGATTGATATTTTGTTGGTGCTATTCTTTCTGCCCATATTCCATATTTTGGGTTATCATTATCAAGGTCGTGGACTCCCAAAACTCGAACAAAAACTCGTTCCAATCCCTTTGGGTCAAGATTGTTCACAACCTTTGCTATTTTTATTCCTGATAAATCAACATCTTTTGAATTATTTTTAAAATCAAATTCTCTTCCAAACATTCTTTAATCCTCTAAAATGTAAGAAAGGTATCTATATCCCCTAAATTCTTTAATCCACTCAATATATGATTCTCTATCATTAAGAATTATATTAAATTTAAAAGGTTTTTTTCCAAATTTTAGAATTAAAGATGATATTCTTCTTTTATTATCTCTCCATAGCAAATCTGTATCAGAAATAATTACAGCATTATTTTTCTCATTTTTTAAGAACAATTCAACAATGTGTTTTAATTCTTTAGAAAAATCAGTTCCACCTGCCCAATCACTTGTATCAAAGAAATGTTTTAGTGGATATGGTCGTTTTTTTGCTTTTTCGAATACTTGTGGATTCCATTTGTTTTTCATTTTTTTAATTTCTGTTAAAATGTTAGGTATTTCATATATTTTGTTTTCTTCAATACTAATTACATAAAAACTAAATTTGTTATCAAATTTTATTAAGTAAAAATTATCAAAATATCTTGACATCTTTTTTGTTATAAGTTGTTTCATTTCGGTGTTTATTTTTCCAAATACATCAGACATAGACCCACTTCTATCTAAAACAAACATTACACTTCGTTCTTCACCTTCTTCGATTTTAGTTCCTGGTTTTATTGCTGTTTTTCCTGTTTGTTTTGCTTGTAATAATCTTGCTGATGATTTTCTTGATTGTTTTGTGTAAGTTTCTTCTTCTTTTTCACCTGATGGTTTCATTTTTTTAAGTAATTCACTCCATTTATATCTTGGTTTTATATTTGCAAAATCAATTTGTGTATTTTCTGAATTTGCTTGTTTTAATTTATCAGTTATTTCTTGTATTTTTTTAGAATCAAGTTTTTCACTTTCTTTTTGTCTTATTTTTTCTTTTTCTTTTTCAATTTCATCTTTACTAATTTTTTTAGTTATAGTCTCTTTTGCTGTCTCTTCAACTTCTTTATTAATCTCATTTCGTTTTTTATCAAGTTCACCAGAAACATTCTTTTCAGGAATTTTATTAATATCATTACCACTACCTTGTCCACCTTGTTTTTGTATAGTATCACCTTGTTGATTTCCTTGTTTTCCTTGATTTCCTTGTTGTTGTCCTTGTTGAGTTTTTTGATTTCCTTGTTGTTGATTATTTTGTTGATTATCTCCTTGTTGTCCTTGTTGTTGATTATTATTTTGTCCTTGTTGACTTTGTTCACCTTCTTCTCCACTTTGTCCTTGTTGATTATTTTGTTGATTATTTTGTTGTTGTCCTTGCTGTTGATTATCTTTTGGATTTCTAATATTTTCATTAGCATCAATATGTTCATCTGTTTGGTTTTGCATTTGTTTTCTTTGCTCTTCAGTCATATTATCAAATTCTTTTAATACTCTATCGTATGCTTCTTCATAAGTCATTTTTTCAAGATTTATTTCATTTGAAAATAAACCGATTGGCAATGCTGGTAATCCTAACCTCGTAATATTATAATTGTTAAAATAATCTGCAACTATGTTTTGAACTTCATTTGCAACCCTTTTTATTTGAATATTATTTTCACAATCTTTTGATGGAATATTTTTTAAAAATTTGTATTTATTTTTATTTTTACAAATATACTTTATTAATTGTTTATCAAGATAACTTACATCGGACTGAACTAAATGGAATAATTCGTGTATAATTAAGAAAGTTATATATACATATTTGTCAGGAATTATACCACCTTGAGATTCAAACATTTTTGATTTTATTTTTACAATATTATGCTTTAACTCTAATTCAGCAATGTAAACAAGTCGTTTAATAAAATCTAAATTGAAAATTAAATCACCTTTTGGCGATGCTGCTCCTGTTTTGATACTATTATATGATTTATCTTTTAATAATGGATTAGGAACAAAAATAACAGTTGGACGATACACTCTACCTGTAAAAATATCTCTTAAATTTCTAAACATTTTTAGATATACTTTAATATTTGTATATAATTCACTTATTTCTTTTAAATCTATTTCAACAGGTATTTTATTTGGTGGTAATAATTCAAGCAATCCAAATGCTGCTTGACGAATAGGAAAAGAAATTCCTGGGTTATTTTTATATTTATTATACTTTAAGTAAAAATAATCCTCTAATTGTTTTCTATCAGTATTTGTTTCTTTTGCAACTAAATCTAAAATGGTATTTATTACTGGTTCATATTGTTTTATATCTGGGTCTTTAAAATTAATATTTGCTAATGCAACCTCAACTAAAATACTACTCATTCTCTTCACCTCCAAGTAATCTTACAAATTCTTTATACTCTTCTGTTTCATAAACTTGTCCTAACATTAGTATATAATTTAAATTGTCATCTGTCAACTCAATATTTTCTATATTTGTAAATACTTTAAATTGTTCTTTTGCAGTCATCTTTAAGAGTTTACTATCACCTTCAGAAATTTCATCTTGAACTATTTTTATTACTGAATTTATAAATTTAAGCAATTTTATTATATCATCTTTATTTTTATTATCAAGTTTTGTTGAAATTTCTTGGAATACATTAGCAAAGTCTTCAAGAATTTCTTGAACTGATGTTGCATTCTTTACATATTCACCATAAGAAGTTACTAACAAGTCATCATTTCCAAAATCAAGAAGTGCATCAATTCCCTTACTTTCAAGTATGTTTGAAAGTGAGAAAGAACCTGCTAATTCAGATCTTATTTGTGCTAATGTTGAAACAATTTCATCTAAAGAATCAACAAAGTATGTATTTAGTTTTACTTTAACTTGTTCCCAGTCAAAATCTTCTAAATCATTCTTATCCTTAATTTGGTTTTGCAAAGCAGTTAAGAATGAATCTTTCCAAGTATCGAGAATTATTTGTGCAACATTCTTAATCTCATCTTCAGTTTCAAAACTCAAGTTTTGTAAATCATACCCTTCAAGTGTAAGTTCAATTTTTGTATCATTTAGAGTTTGGAAGTAAGCAGTTGTTAGAATTCTTGGAGAAACATATACAACTGTATCTGGTAAAACTTCCCAATAATAGAATGTAAATTCAACATCAATAGGTTCTCCTTCAGTGTTTGTATCACTTCCCAATTCAACAGCAATTTGTGATATAATATTTCTTAAAATATTTCCTAATTTTGTATCTTCAAATTCTGGGTCAGTGTTAGATTGTAAATAAATCATCATTTTTTTGAAACTTAATCCTGTTGGTATTACATTAACAACATCCTTCATATGTTCTGACAATGGAGATGTTCCAACTCCATTTGGGTTCATTGCTGAAACAATTATTATATCGTCAGGCAAAGGATATTCTGCAGTTACTTTATGTTCTAACATCATCATTCTTAAAGCATTAAATACTTTGGTATTTTTAACTCTTGAAAATTCATCTATGAATAATATTACATTATATTTTCTTCCTTCTTGGAAATATTCACTCTCATTATTTTTCAATTCATTGTATTCATCCATTATTCTCTTATATAGTGGTGGTTCAGTGAATTTTGTTGTAACTTTTCCTTTTCCTTCTTCTGGAATTGGAATTCCAATAACATCATCAGGAGATAATTCATAACCATTTATATAAATTAATCCCATTTTGTTATCTTTAGCATATTGTTTTACAAGAGAAGTTTTACCTTGTCCTGGTGCTGATGCAAAAATAGGTGTTATTTTTAATTCACCATCAGCATCTTCTTTTGCTTTCATAATTAAATCAAAAGTTTTTATCCATTCAGTTGGTGGAATTTCATCTATATCTGATGAAACATCAATCCCTTTTTCTTTTGCAAATTTTATAACAAGTTTTTTTACTTTTTCATAATCAGGATTTGTTTCACCTGTTAGATAATCAGTATAAAGATTTTTCAAATATTGTAATGTTGCTCTAACATCATCAACACTTTGGATATTTTTAACAGTTGAGTTCAAATAAACTAAAACTTGTTCAGTTCGTCTTGGAGACATTCTTAATCCTTTTTCGGGTTCTTGTCCTAATTTTTCTGGTAAAATTTCTAAAAATTCATTATAAACATCTGGGTCAATCTCATAAGTTAATTCAGGATTTTCTTTCTCTTCACCAGTTGTAATATCAACAGGAGTGTATTTATCAGCAATAAATCTTGCAAATTCATCTTTAGTAACATCATCAAAATTTACTTGTATGAACTCTTCATGCTCCATCTGTTGTTCAACATCACCTGTTTCATCTTTCAAGTTTGTTGCATAAATCGGATATACATCATTTGGTATTTTTTCAGAACCAATTCTTCCATCAAGAATTCCTCTTAAAATATTTCCAATTCTTTCTGATGGTCTTCTATAATATTCATCAAGGAATAAAATAGTTGAAAATCCTTTTTTATCTGCTTCAGAATTTCTTCTTACTTGTTCAATTATAACAGCAAACTTTTCATAATATTCTTTTAATAAAGGAGATTTTCTAATAATTTTTTCCCATTGTTCTTCTCGAATTGGTTTAAGTTTCTTTAATTGTGTTACAATGTTAGATTCAGCATATATTAATTTATACTCACTGCCTTCTTGTTTAAGTTGCATTGAGTTAGCAACTTCTTTACCTGTCTTTGTATCAAAAATAATATATGGGATTGAAATTACATTTTCTTCTGTTATATGTGGTGCTTCAATTGTTACAAGGTTCATACCAAATAAATTTGCAATAAAGCGAATTGTTGAAGTTTTACCTGTTCCTGGATTGCCTGCAAGTAAAATCCCTGTTTTAATTTTTCCAGTCAATTGTGCTAACATATTTGAAAGTATTTCTTTAACAATTTTTCTTGTAAGTGATGATTTTGGAGAAGGTGGAATTTTATATTTTTTGGTTTTTAAATCCATTCTTTTTGTAACTGACTTTGTAACTTTCTTTACTTTTACCTTATCAAGATTGAATTCTTTAGCAGTTAAAACATCAACTGCTTTATTGGTTAATCTCAATTTTCCTTTTGTTCCTGTTTCTTCAATCCAACCCCACTTTATTAACTCATTTCTTGTTTTTACAGGCAATCCATAATCTTCAATAATTTTCTTTAAATTATTTGCTTTAAATTCGTGATTTTTTGAAACTGCTTCTAATTGTTGTAAAATATCTGCTAAAACAACAGAACCTTTTTTACCTTTTAAAACTGAATTTGCTTCTTTTAAATCTAATTGAATAGATTTTCTTCCCCTTGCTTCAGTTAAAATTTCATTTTTTGTTTCTTTATCTAAACCAACTTCTTTACTCTCTTTTAAAACTTCATCAACCAAATTTTTAAATTTCATCTTAATTCTCTCTCCTTTTTAAATCTTTT